TAGATTCATTGCTCCAGCCTCCTCATTCATGGCCTCGCGAGGAATGAGCCAGAGTTGAGGTTTAGTTGCCCCAATAGCACCCTTTGGGTCAAGCTGAGTTGCCACTCCATCCTGCTGAGAGGTATGTAATTCCAGCTCCACTTCCGCTTCCAGATTTTCCATTGTTAAACTCATTTGCTCGATTCTTTCTTTTCTGTTTCTTTTCTTCCGCACTCATCGGCCTCGGTCCCGGCCTCAACCGACTCGGATTCAAGGCAGGCTTCGCCCACGCCTTCATGCAAGTCAAACCATCTTTTGGATTCCATGCCGTGTGACCAGCTTCCCGCTGCGCTATCCAGCTAGGGTCATGATTAATCCTCTCAGCAGCCTCCTTTAGCGTTAACGAACTCGCCTCACGGCAGGTTTTCATGTAGTAGCTAAAGTCAGGAGCCAAAAGGCCCGCAAGCTCGTTTAATTGGGCTTGCAGGCCAGCAGATTGGACCAGTGTTGCTACAAAGGTCTTTCGGTTCATTTATTCCTCTTCGGTTGGTGAAAGGACTTCGAATTGGAGTTCCGTCTGATCGGGATCAGGGATTTCACTATCGCTACAGATAGCGTATTTTTTGCTCCACGACAACTTGGTCGAGAGTTTATTTTTCTCCAAGTCCAGGGTGATGTTGAATCCCATGGTGAACTTCTGACCATCTTCCATCTCCGTGATCGCAGACTGGATGTCGGACTCGTAGTTGAGCCCATTGTTTACAAGGTTGTTTGCCGCACGGGTGAATACTGCTTCTAGCTTCTTATTGTTGCTCATTTTGTCTTTTTGTTTTGTTGTCTAATGAAGTCCAGACCCAAAAGCGCGGCATCAATAATTCCGCTACTTGGTACTGTACTTCTTTTCGTTGCCAGCCAGTCTTCATCTGGCCAGATTTCTCGCGCTATCTCAAGCGCCTTGATTTTAGTGGTCCCTTGTGGGCACTTCCCAAGTATTCGCTTCTGCCAATGCCTAGGATCAACTGGAATCCAATCGTGACCAACTAGCTCAACCCATGCTGTGATTCGACCAAATGACCGACCCATAGATGCGTGTGATGCCGCTGATGGTGCGTGCTTTAGTGGCTCCTCAATAACGATGGCTAGATCTCGATCCAAGATTGGACTTAGTTGCTCAGTTAGCCCAAGCACATTGATCTCGGTTTTACCGAACTTCGTGAAGATGGGGAGGTTGCTTCGATGTAGGATTTTACCATCCATATCAAGAGCGCACCAAGCACCGCTTATACCGTTGTCAAAACTAAGTACATTCACAGCGGCTGGCGATCCTGTTGTTCTTCCACAACATCAACCAAGGCACTAACAAGGTTTATTGGGGTCGGCTCATCCTCAGCGAAACTCAATCGAATTAGACTTTGTGCCTCTCTATCCGCAATATCACTCCACCTCATACCAGCGCCACGAATAGCTCCACCAATGGACGATCCAAACCTAGCGCCAGCTTCAGCAAACCGATCTGAAACACGGCTATTCAACTCCCTGGTCTCATCCGCAATCATCTCAGCCCTCACATGAGCCCTTATCTCTGGCGTAGTATCCACGGCGGCGAGTTCAGCGTCGATGCTAGCGATGGCTTCAAGTGAGAGGGTGAGTTGTGCGGCGGCTGGTCGGATTCGTTCGAGTGGGTCAGGACCTCGACCTGCATACCAAGCTTCTGGGGTTACAGACAAAGGACGTAATTCACGAACCATTTCGTTAATATGTTCGGTTGGCGCTCCGTTTGGTCTTGGGAAATTATCAGCAATCTCCCTGGCTCGATCAACTACCGTTGGCTCAGGTCGCATCTGACCAAACTCACAGAGTTCGTCGATAGATTCCATGAGTGCTTCAATGGCATCTGTATATTCCCTTGTGCCAAGATTGAGCCTGAGTGTTTCTAGATACTTCTGTTTCAAGTCTTGAGCATCCTCACGAACATCTGCGTAAAGTGAGTCAAGCAAAGAACTCTTTACCCTAAAGATAGCTTCGTCGCGAGACGCTGCTGTTTCGGGTCCAAAAATTCGGTGATCTCGAAGATTAAGACTTGCCCTAACCATTCCATTTACCCCAAGTCGAGGTTCTTCTACCGTAAAATCAATATCGTGTTCTAGAATCATTGTGTGTATTTTTGTGTGGTTAAAACAAAGGGGTGTCGAATAACACCCCTTTGTTCGTTGTTTCTTTTACTTCATTAAGAAGTGCTTGTCAAGAGGTTTTAGAAAGGAATCTCTTCGTCCTCAAATGTGTCGGCCACAGCTTCTTTCTGCGTCTTCCGTGGCGCAACCTCTTCACCTTCCTTGGGTACAATATAATCCGCAACCTCATTCTTAGCCGCGTAGATCCCGTTCGCCTTACCGATCTTGATCTTCACCTTCCCTGCTCCAGCCTCGCAATCAATCGCTTTAGCGTCACCCGAGTTGTAAGCCTCAATCCGACCGATACACTCGAAGAAGTGTCGAAGCTTAACACCACTACTCTCAAGCAGGTAATCGTTCACGAATCGTGGCGAACCATCTTCCGTAAATACACGCAGCTTCAGAGCGATCATCTCATTGCCTGATTTACTAATTTTGTCATCCGCCTGGATAACCTCGAAGTCATACGTACCGGCAGGGAAGTTCATAGCTTCCTGCAATTCTTTCTCTGTCTTTGGGTCGATCTTCATGTGTTCTTACTTCTCTTCTTTTGTTGGGTTGATCTTATCATTAAGGAACTTGATGGCATTAGCGGCTTGCGACTCGGACATTTCATTCCAATCCGCAATATTCCACTTGGTCCACCACTTGGTGATTTCTTCGTCGGTGAGCTTGAGTAGCTGCACAAGGCGAACAACTTCGGCGATATTCTCCGCCGATGCAAGCACAATATGCTTGGCCTTGCGATTAATCACATCCTTGCCGTACTTCTCAGCGAACTTCTCGAAGCTAAGTTCGAACCGCTCTTTGTTCGGGAACTCGGTCAGTCGGCTCTTGCGAGTCAGACCATATCGAGTGGCGCCTTGAAGAAGCATTCCGATCACAAGGTCAAGCTCATACTCAAGCTTATCCCAGCAGTCGAAGGTCTTTCCAATGGCAACCTGCTCACCAGTCTTCTCATCCTTACCCCATTCAACCTTTTCCTGAAGGATGATGACGACGTTCATGTCGAGGCGGTTGATCCAGTTCACCAGACGACGCATGTAGGACAGTGCTGGCTTCTTGGAGTTACCAAAAGCTTCCTTTTCACCAGCCTTCTCCATGCGCTCCTGTTCGGATACAATGGCGGCATTGAAGAGTTTCGTGAGTGAGTCGATAACGAGAGTATCATACTCATGATCTTCAGTGGCGAGCGCCTTAACCTGCTCAAGAACAACATCGAAGTCACACGCTCCATCTTCAGGGCCCATAATCATGCCGCCACTCTTTGCGAGCTTTGCCATGTAGTGCTTACGGGAAGATCCGCCTTCAGTGTCGATGTAATAGCATCCTGGGAAGTCCAGGGCCATCCAAGTCTTGCCGATTCCTGATGGGCCGAAGATGGCAATCTTAGGCTTAGTTGGCTCCCGGTCTTCAGGCTTCTTTGCTTTGAGTTTTGAGACTCGTGGTTTTACTGGTACGTTACTCATGTGTTTCGGTGTTATAATTGGTGATGATTCGTGCGTTTGCGGCGTTAATAAGTGTACTATATGCGCTTGTTAGCTTGAGCAGTTCATCTACAGTTGGGTATCCGTTCATAATTTTGGACAGGATATAATCTGCCACGGATAGTTCTTTTGCGTTCATTTGTTTGTGTTTTCTTGATGTTAATCATTTGGTGGGTTATCTTGCATTTCGCAAGCATCATCCCAGCCTTGCCAGTTATCTACTCCGCAAGCTTCTAGGCATTGAAGAAACCAGTCTCGTTCTTCAAGGTATTTAAGCCTATCCGTCTCGATGGTTGTAAATGAAATAGTCCTGGGTTTAATCATAAGTGCTTTGTGCGTATTTTGGTGGTCTAATACTATTGTCCGGGGTTGATAAGAATAGGCGGAAATCCAAGAGGCGAAGATTTCGGCTTCGCGAGTTCGAGGTTTGCTTTGGTGAGGGTTTCGATTTGTGACTGCATGTTTTTCAGATCACATACACTCTTGAGATCTTGATGGTGCGCTAAGATTGAGGCTAGAACAATTACCGTTCCTGATACAATGGACCAAAATGAGATCCAAAATTTATCATCTTCCCTCATACTATTCCATCGCCTCCTGTTCTTCCACGGTGAAACCAATTCCACAAACTGGCTCCTGATCATTCCATGCGATCTCATCCTGCTCCAGCTCAAATCGAGCCCGTGCGCAGGTAAGGAGGTTGCCGTATAGGATTAGCCAATCCATGATCAGATTGGGACTCTTATGTTTTGATTCTTCAGCCAATCCTTCCAGGATATATTCAGCAGCTACGTTTTCGAGGTTATTCATGTGTTGGTTCTTCGGTGTATTTCAGGGCGTTAATGCGAGCGATCAGAAGTGCTGCCGCTTTCGTTAGGTTACGTACTTTGTCTTGGGATGGTTTGAATGAGTCTGGATGGAATGGCCAAGTGTGGGAGCCGTCGTTACCTACGGTTGCCAGGATGTAAGCGATTGAAGCGCGTTCAAGTTCGCTTTCTACGTATTTAGCATCCAATACAGGATTGTATCCTTTTTCGAATTGCCTGGACAACTCGTTAGTAACCAAGCCTTCACCGTATGTTGTGGGTTGGTCAAAGGTTTCGGTTACTGGAGGGTGTGTTACCGCTTCCTTTGGTTTCTTATTATAAGGTCTAGCCATGTGTTGTATATCGTGTGTGTTGAAGTGAAGTCAAGGAGTTTTAATCAAAATCACAATTAATTCCCATTCTTTCGTTGTATTCTTTTTGCTGATTATGCGACCAGGAATTATTCCTGTTTTCAATATCCTTATCAACAAGGCTCCAGGATGCTGTTGGTGTGCGATTTAAGCCCTGTAGGCTACTCCAACCACATTCATTGCATCCCCAGCAAGTGCAATCATCCCAAGTATTTTTTGATCGGCAATTTGGACACATATTTAAATCTTTTCAAAGACCCTCCAGAATTCACGTACTGTTCCCGTCCAGCAGAAGCCGCCAATTCCAACCACGTCACGCTTGGCGTTGGATTGTTCGTAACAGGCTTCTGTGTCTGTTGGATTGGACCAAGCGGTAAGCTTGGAGTCGATGCCGAATGTTTTAGGCTCTGGATCTCCTGCTACGATCTGGTAGAGAGAGCCCTTTTCTTCTCCAGCTCCGATGTATCGGTACATGTGAGGTTTGGGGAGTTGTTTTATTCTCATGGGTCGAATGTGTTGTGAGATTCGTTTTCTTCTGCTTCGGAGATTAGAAAGTCTTGAGCTAGGCCGATAAAAACAAACCAGTCGTTTTGTGTAGATTTCTCAAGATCCTCAAACTGCCTGCGATCTGGGTACATCGCATTCCATGTATTAGCCATGGCGCGTTTTCTTCCTTCTGCGTTTACAAACTTCATTTTGGTTCTTCGATTCGGGTTGAAAACTCGCAGTCAGGGAAATCCTGTAGAAGCTTCGTGATTGACTGTGGGGCTGAGTATTGCATATGATAGAGAGTATTATTCATCATGTCAAGCTGTTTAATCTGCCAATTTGCAATTGGTGAGGATCTAAACCAGTAGTATCCAACGGCTTTCGGAACTTTATCGGGTAGTTTTGTTTGCTTCATAGTTGAACGGATGGGGCGCAGTGATGGCAGACAATCCTAGACCACACTTTGGTTGTATGCCACTTGTAGGAATCAGGGTGGTTGTTATCGTAAACGCAGTCGCATTCGATGCAGCGCGATTGGTATTTACCGATTCCCTTCGTGGCTAGTTTAATCTTCTCCCGCTGGCGCTCGATAGCCTTTACTTCAGCGTCTGTTTTTGGGTCGTTGATGTATGGCATATCAGTTCGTGTTTTGGGCCTCAACGTCTACCATGGATTGAAAGATGGAGTGCGATACCTCGGAGCCAGCTTCGGTTTTCTTGTAAGCTTCGGCCAGTCCGTTGTAAGCGGTGAGCAGTCGCTCATAAGCAAGGTCGCGCTGACGGATGATGGCGAGGTTGGATTCAATATGCTTACGGCATCGCTCGTCGCATTCCTCGGAGAGTTGTTTTACCTGGATCGAGAGGTATTCAATCTCATCGTGTAGCGCTGCGTTTTCTAGTTCGAGTTCTTCAAGAGACATGGCGCGGGCTTGGTTGTGATTTCACGGATTCGTTTAATCTGTTCTTCGATGGTGTTGGCCAGGATCAGTCTACAGGTGTAGCACACTTCGTCAAGGGTTAGTTTGTGATCTACAGCGCCTTTAATCCGCATGATGGGTGAAGGTACGGTTTTAACGAAGACCTCGAATCGGGATGGTCGGTCATTAGGGAGTTCAGAGGTGATTGGTTGCAGGCAGCAATCGCAGGTGTGGGTGGTGTGTTTCATTTTGGTGTGACAATGGATTTAAATTTCCTTGCATTGAGAATGCCTTGAGCAGCGTGTTTATATACCGGCAACGTTGCATTTTTTGCAAGCCACTTTAGCCGGTTTTCTGCTTGATTCTCTAATTGAATAATAGCCTCCATTAGTGTTTTCATTCCTCAACCAGTTCACAGTCTTCAATGCGTTTCTTCAGTTCGCCATTCGCATACATCTCCATGGTGTCTTGTGCAGCGAACTTGATTAGCGGGTTCTTGGCATGATTAGCGAGGAACCCCACGTGGATGAATGGATACTCACGGAGTTGGAGCATGGTTTCGGCGTAAGCGGCTGATGTTCTGATGTTTTGCATTCGGTTCGTTTGGTGAAGATTCGACGGAGGATGTAGGAGCGTGCGATGGATATGAGGGTGAAGTAGAAGGTCATCTCGGCGTTATCTAACCAAGATATGTGGATTCCTTTGATGCGGAAGATGACGAATTGAGAGATGAAGGAGACTATGGCTCCGACCCCAACGTTCGTCAAGGCTTCAATTAGGCTGTTTTTCTTGGATTGCATCTATTACCTCAATTGTGATTTTAAGTCTCTTTGCTTCCAACCCATAACATCCATCACCTTTTAAGGATTGGATTAATTCAGGAGAGGATGGTAGCAGGAACCTTCCGCCATAAGTGCGGTCTGAAATATAACCCTCCATTGTGGATTTTGATGGACTCATGCCGTGGTATTGATAATCAATAGTCCATTCAGTAACACATCCTATCAATTCGTGTTTCATGATTGTCTGGTTAGATCCAGCCCTCGATCCCATTGAGTGCTACAGAACGGGCATTGGAATCCTACAGTACGGTCAAGCTGGGAATCGTAGATGGCGCACTGAAGTCCGTAGTGGGTGTGGGCTCCGTAGAGGTGGCGGTGTTTTTCGGGGATTGGGTTGCCGCGAAGAGATTTTTGGCAGTGTGGGCAGAATTCTTCTTGGTTCATACGAAATTATTGAGTTGTTCGTTCTCTCTGTCAAGCCAAATCATTCCGTGGAGACAACATTTTGCATCTTCGAGTGCGTCATGGGCTTCGGAGCGTGGGTGGAGATCCCAGTAGCCGGAGAGTCGTCCGAGATCGTCGAGTTTGCAGCCAGGTTCGTAATATCCTTTTCCAAGGTATTTACGCAGTCTCTCTTTAGTACAAGTCCAAGGTTTAGATCTGGTTCTAAGTCCAGCTCGAATCATATTTTCTCGAACGAAACCTTGGTCAAATGGGGCGTTATGAGCCACCATCTCAGCCTGAACTTCTGGATCAGCCCAAGCTGTCTCGAACACCCAATTCATCAGTTGGTTCATTACCTCATTTAAAGGCGCTGCACCACGCTCGATCCACCCTTCCGCTGTATAACCATTAACCTCCGCTGCGCGTGCGTCCACGTCTCCTACAGGTGGGTAGATGAGGCGCTCGAAGGTTGGGCCACGGGATGAGACGCATGCGATTGATAGGAGGGCGCAGCGCTTGGGGTCGAGGCCACCTGTTTCAGTGTCGATTGCGATATAGTGTTTATTTGTCATTTAATTTTATGTGTATATTTCAACAACCCCAAGCGACTTCAGATTTTCAGCAACGTCGCTAGCCATAATGAATTTAAAACCAGAATGAGCCATTTTCCTTCCGCTTTCGCCAAGGAAGTAAAGATGTTCTGAATCAGGAATTAAAATGCAAACGCGAACTGAGTCTTGGATAAACGCCTTGGTGGATAGTTCTTGTGGATCGACCATGAAGTTAAGCTCTAGCATCGCTTCATCCTTTCACTTGCGCCCATCGACCACGCTATGTGGAGGACGAGTTCTTCTGGGGTTTCGGTGCGGAGCCAGGGGTTTTGGGTTGGAAGGCCGCCGAGGCCGAGTTGGTATGCGTCTTGAAGGTGGGTTGGAGTGAGAGTCATGGTACTTGGTGCGTAAGTTTGTTTAACTTGTTCTCTAGACTTGATATCCTATAATTACAAATACATTGTGACAGATGAGAAAGAAAAATTGCTAGTGATAGAAAATAAATGGCTATCCTCATGGCGCTACAGGCGTGGTGTTGAAGGGTGTTTTGACGCGGAGGTATTTGGTGGTTGTGACTTGGTATGGCTCGACTTCGTAGAGTTCTACCTCATCGTCCTGGATGCCGTCATTGTAGGAGTATTCCACAGTGAACTCATAATGCTTACCGTAGATCTGAACAACGTAGCATTCAGCGTGGCAATCGTGTTTGGTTGCCCATTCATCGGTTTTGATGAGGGTTGGATCTTCGAGGAGATCGAATAGTTCATCTTTGGTTTTGGTTAGTTTCATAGTATTAAGCGTCAGTGTGTTCGGTTGGGAAGAAGCCTGGAGGGCATTGATCGGAGCAGGTTTGGCGGTCGGGGAATCGGTCTGCCCAGTTAGCGTTGATCGTTGTTCCAAGAAGCGTCTTGGTGGATGATGTATAGTACTCAGCCATTGGAACCATGTTGATGAATTTCTCGCATAGCCAGTATGTTTTCGGTTTCGGTTTCATTTTAGATTTCATCACAGCAAAGTTGGCAGCAGTCGTCACAGCAGTCGCACTGGGTACTATTGCCGTTGATTTCCTCTTGGTATAGGCAGGTGTGAGGTTCTGATGCGTGATTGTGATTGCAGTTTGTACAGAGCTTAGTTTCTTCGTTCATGTGTTAGAAGGTTAGGGCTTCGAGTTTGGTGATTTGTTTACGGAGGGCTTCGATGCGTCGGATGCGCATGAATTCAGCGTGGGCTCTAGCTTCTTCGATGGTGGTGTGACAATTTCTTGGCTTACGCCCAGGGAGCCAGAAATCTTTTCGATAAGCAAAGGCGTGAATTCCGTGTGTTAAAGCCCTGTGTGAGGAATAGTAGTTTTTCGGTTCTTCGTTCATGTGTGAAGTGATAATGACAGGTTGGAATGTTAAGTCAAGGGGTATTTTAGAAAGTTTTGGTTTCTTCGATGAGGATTGCGATTTGCAGGAGGTCTTTGGCGATACGTTGTGGGGTGCATTGGCATCCTGCATTTGTCCCCATGCCTTTGGGTGGGTTGATTCGGCAACCGTGATTTCCGCAGCCGAGGGATAATTGAAGGGATACGCCGGTTAATAGGTCCGCTAGTTCTTGGCGAGTTGGCGGTGTGTAGGGCATGGTGTTTAGAAGGTGATGGACCAGCCTTTTAAGGTACAAAACCCAACATAATTCATATACACGCGATCCTGGCACTGCTTGATTTTAAAGCCTTTTTCGTGGAGCAGTTTGAAGGGTATCAAGCCTCTGTACTGCGGCCAAAATATTCTTCGTTCACCTCCCTTTGAGGTTTCTTCAATCTCCTTGAATACAGCAATTATATTTTTGAGTCTCAATGACTCAGCCTCGGCTTCTCTGCTAGCCCTATCGTCCGCTTCACACTTTTCGTATTGAGCTCTGGCTCGCTCAGCCGTAATGTACGGTGGGTCTGGGTAGGGGTTGGTTGAGGTCGCTTGTGGGGGTGGCGGTTCAATATGGAAGGCGCGAGATTCAGCTTCTGTGAATTCTGGTTGCGTCCAGTCGCCAAGGATGTGTTTGAGGAATCGTTTTAGCATGGTGTGTTTTGGTTGCGAGGTGATTATGGAGTGTGGAATTGGGATGTCAAGGGGTATTTTGGAGTTTCGTGTGGGCATGAAAAAACCCACTGGGTTGCCAGTGGGTTAGGATTGGGTTAGCTCTGGGTTATTTCTTGGCTAGCATTTGGGTTGCGCAATCACGCCAGAGTTCGGAGTTGGATTCTTTAACGAGTTTCTCCAGGAACTTGCGCGGGTATTTGGACATCTTGGCTAGGACTTCTTTTACTTTCTTTGGGTTGTGGGTTGGTTTTGTTATGGTTTTTATGGTGTAGACTTTGACTCCGTGTTGGGACTGGAGGGTTTCGAGGGCTAGGTTGGCTAGTGGGTGTTCGCTAAAGCAGGCTATCCAGCGCAGGAGGATTGGGTCTAGATCGTAAATCTGGTGGGGTTGGGTTATGCTTCTTGCGGTGTCTATTATTGTATTCAGGGTCATGCGATTGTTTACCTTTGGTCTTTCTCATCATATTAAATGATCTGCGAACTTCTGGAAGACTGTTCTTTTTACCATCTTGATCAAACTCGATGGTTTGGTGACATTTTGAACATAATGGGAACATTCCAATAAGCCTTCCTCCGTTCAGGTCTGACATAGCATACCTATTGTGATGTACTGTAGATGCATGTGACTCCCTGCACAAATAACATGTTTCTCCCTTTTTCTCAAAAACCTTTAATCTTACCTTTGACCACAAATCACTCTCCAAGTATATCCTATAGGTCTTGAATCCCATTTTCTTTAGGATTTTGTTTCTCTTCATGTAATGGCTCATATCTTTACTCATAATCAATCAATTCCAGAATTTGGTGAGTTAAGCAACGACACAAGTTTCCCCTTTGAAGGAGAGACTTGTGTCGCCAACTGTTTGAGTTCCATATATTTGGAGCCGTTAAGTTTCCGAACACACCCTTGCGGGATCATGTCAAATCATACGGGGCGTCCAAGCTTAAGATGATTTAGCGACATGACACATAGTTTACTGTTCCCTGCTTTACTCTGTCCGGGAACGCCGTGTTACGCTGAACGCGGGAATCTCACTTTTCAGGGCTACATCCAATCCGCTTGTGTTGGTACACAAAAAACCCAGCCTCGTGTGGTACGCCGAGCCGGGTTCGTTGCGATGTAGCGGGGAACTCAAGATCACTCAAGTACCACCTCAAGCTACATCTTCTGTATGCGGACAGGTTAACCTCATTTTCTCAAATGTCAAGAACTTTCTCATTTATTATTACCACCTCACTTCAACACCCCAATACCACCCGGTGAGCATTCCTCGCTTCGTTGTGACCTGAACAGGCTGAAACTCTTTCAAGGTGGACTTCTTGTATTTGCTCACGCCCACCATTATCGTGGCGTGCTGAGTGTTAAGTTGTACTGGTTGTCCTCGAACGAATGGTGCGTAGTCAGGGAAGTCGGCGATGATTGCGGTGTCTGTGCGTGTGATTAGGAGTTGGGAGTCGATGGTGATCATTAGGGTTGCCCAGACCAGGAGGCCGAGGAGGATGGGTTTGAGTTGGTGGAAGGTCATTTGATTGCTTCGCTCCACTCAATTGCCCCACTGATGCAGAACTCATTATTTGTTTCCATGTAGCTCTCGTACATGGTGTTTCCAGCCTCAAGAGCCTTTTCGATTCTGTCCGCATTCTTCATGAACCAGGATTGCATATCGTACCATCCAGTGTCAGAGCCGTTTACGTCACTGTAGTTTAGTTTGAATTCTTCTACTAGGTTCATTTAGTTGCGGCCTCCCATTGTTCAATTTCATTCCAAAGAGACTCATCATCTCCCTCTGGGTAGCAACACATGGAAACGATGGAGTCGGCTACCATTAGAGCAGCCTTGATCCTGTGCGCATTCTCATCAAGCCAGAAGCAGAATTCAGCGCATTCTGAGTCACTTCCGGCTGAGTCTGCGTAGCGGGTGTTGAATTCGGTGATTAGGTTCATTGGATTACATCTACTTGTTCATTGGTTTCAATCCAAACCTTAGCGCCACGCGGAAGGGGTTTATTGGGGCGATATACAATAACACTTGGTCCGTGAATTGCAACTGTGTGGCCATATACGTTGGCATTGCCTTGTTTACAAGAGAAAACATGTTTAATGTCTTCAGGGTGCTTAGCGTTGTGCTTGATATTGTGTTGGTTTACGTGGATGATGGTTTTCATCACATTCCTTTCTCTGGTTCGTTAATTTGAGTCGCCATCCATCGAATACATTCAATGAGTTCATCGTTAGAGCACCATGGGTGTTCGAGTCCGATACACATGTCAAGGACTTCTTGCGGGGTTTTATTGGTGTGTGGACTCATACGGCCTTGGCATGATCCTCCGGTTCATCGTCTTCCATGCACGCTTCACAGAAGTAGCAGAACGGTGTGCCGTGTTGGCATTCGCCGATGTGGGAGGTAGTGGTGGGGAAGTGAAGGATGTTGGTGGGTGGTGGTTCTGTGGTAAGAATGAAGGCGTTTAAGGCACGTATGCAACCATCAGTTCGGGCAATATCGTCACGCGTCTCTTGGTTGCTGTGCTGAGATCGTAGACATCCTAGCCAGTCACCAAGGATGTCTGCGGCCTCTTCGAGAAGGTGTTTGGGTGTTAGTATGTTCATGCGGGTATCCAGCGTTTGAAGTATGCGTATGAGTTGCTGTATTTTGCCTCGTAAACAATGGCCAGTAATTCCCATCCGTCATTAAGCTTGTGTTCAATCATTGGGGCCTCGGCATAAGTTGAGAGGCATTCCCAGCGTCCTTTGGGTTGTTCAGGTGTTTCCATGTGTTATTTGGATGTTAAATGACGAATTTCTTCTTTACTTCTAAATGGTGTTCGTTCATAAGGATATCTGGATAGTTGACCCGACCTAACAAAACCATCAGGGAACATTTCCATCAATTGATTACCGTATTTGTGTGATTTAAATAGCATGCTGCTACCTCTCTCGATGCACATTGATTGTATGCGTTTTTCGGGTGTTTCCATATGTTATTCGATTGGGTGGATGATTATACGGCGATCAAATGATTTGTAGTCATTAATTGTTTGTTCGGCACAGCTATATGAGACTTCAAAGTTGCTCATATTTATCCAGAATGGCCAGTACTTAGATTTTCGTTGTGGGAAGTACCATGGGCAAGTGTATCCTGGGCATTGTTTGATTCGGTATTTCATTGTGTTATTTCTTTCTCGGCCATTCTAGATAATCAATGGCGATTTGTTGTGGTGTTGTGGTGTTATTATCGTCATGGTGCCTGATAAGCATTAGGCCTGTGCGATGGTGATGGAATGCTTGGCGGAGCTCATCGACTTCACGTTGTAGTTCCCAAATGGTTGAACCTTTGGGCTCGAATATTGGTGGGCGTTTGGTTGTCATGCGCTTAGCCTGCGTTGAATGAGGCACAGATTACGCGTGATGTTTCCTGATCGTCTGTCTTCTTGGTGCATCCAATAAGCTCAGCTTCAATATGTTTTGTTTTGGTTGGCCACACATAACCGGATGTGCTTGCAATATCACCACCATCTGGATGCATAAGCTTTGCTTCTTCTTCTGAGTTTGCTGATACAACGCATGAGTCGAATGTATCGTAACCGTGGCATTTGGATTGGGTTAGTAGGTAGATATTCATTTTAGTGCGTGTGATTCGAATCAGGTTCGTCACTCCAAAGGAAGCCAGCAACACCTTGTGGTGATGTGATCCAGCGTCCGTGGCCGTGGAGTACTGCGTCGATGCGCCACTGTTGAGCGATTGTTACTCCGCCTAATATTAAACCGATGATGAGTGCAATTAGAAAGACGGGGATTAGACAGCCTGGGTGTACGTAGTCTTCTTGGTTCATTGTGGTTTGATTATGGATTGGTTGGTTTGTTGTGTCAAGGGGTTTGTTTGTTCTTCTAGTTTATCAATGCGCTTTAGGAGGTTTACGCACAGGAAGGAGAGGACTATGACGCACAGGAGGAGTGCGTTTGTTCGGCCTTTTAGTTCGGAGATGGTTTGTTCGGTATTCATTGTGGTTATTTCATTGCTTCTTTAAATGCTTCAATTGCGTGAAATTCACTTGGTCGCAGATCGTCTACATCTTCCATGTGCTGACAGAGGATTTCAGCGGCTTCTAGTGCGTTGATGATCTGCGTCCAGAATGGGACCATTGGCTTCATGTTTACTTCGCTGGTAGTGCGAACCTCTTTGAGTTGTTGGAGTATTGGCTTGTTCATTGCGTTATTCGGTTGGATTGTTGAGTTCTTCGAGTTCTATTTCAAGCGAGACAATGGTGCTCACACAACGCTGTCGCTTCTTCTCCCATCGTTCAATCTCATCTGTGAGCCATTGTGAGTCAAGGGTTTTAGCATTGTCTTTAACCCATTGAACAACCTTACGCTCTTGTTCCCTACTGGTGGAGATCCAGTATGACTCAACACGTTCAGACATCACCTCAATAACCCCAGAAGGCTTCATGCCTTCAATGTCTGGTTCGTCACCCTCATCCCAAAGACATGCTAGACCACGCTGGATGGGGCATTCATCAAAATACATGTAGACTTGCCATTGTTTATCGCTTGAGCAGAAATTGTATTGACCGAGTGTTTTGCGTATTTGTGCTTTCATTGCGTTAGACTGATACATCAGCGCACAGTCATGTCAAGCACTATTTTCAATGTGTTTGTGTGGTTGGTGCGTGTTGTCGTGCATGTGGTGTTAGCATTGTATTCATATATGCACAACAAGGCATAGAGCTATAGCCCTAGTGCCATATAGGATTCAGCGTCCACCGTGGTGGGTAGATATCTTTTCTTTTGTCTGAAAAACCGAAAGAGCGAAGCGTGCGCGGTATCGCGCGATTATTGGTAAAAAACCAATTCTATACCAGGCGGTACAAAACTCCATCCTGGCTTACCCAGGTAAAAACGCCCTTGTTGACATTTTGGTATAAAATATACCATGAAGAGAGCCACGACACGCGCAAAGATGAACATGCCGGATTTCCTAGAAACCACGGACGGACCATCTGCCAGAACCCTGGCTCTACTGGCAAAAGAACTCGGGGCATCCCTGATCTCAGTGAAAGTCTGGTGCCGTGACCCTGAAGCGCCACCTACAGATAAGGACGGACGGTATCCCGTAAACGCTTGGAAGGAGTTCATGCGACTGAAAAGCAAGCGCCCGGTGCAATCCAAAGCCGTATCCAGCCAGAAGCACGACCTGCAAGTAGCCCTCCTGGAGGAGCAAGTGAAGCAAAAACGCTTTCAGAACGAGGTTGAAGAAGGTCTTTACCTGTCCCAAGATGAAGTAATCCAAGCCTTCACTGACATGGCGGCGGAGTTTACGGAAGCCCTGAAGCGTGAAAAGCATGAACTTGCTCAGAATCTTTCCGGTCTTGATGTCCCCGAAATCACCAAGCGCCTGGGAGATTCGGCTCGTCGCATCCTCACAAACCTCTCACTCAACGAATCGTTTAAAAAAAAAGTAGGCTTCGCGAGGCTATATGTTCAACAGTCCGACCTTCTCAAGAGAGCAATCCGTGGCAGTGGGCTGAGCGAAATGTAATCGACAAGATGAATGCATCCGGGGCTCGCTGGAGTTCCGAGGATTGCAAGTGGCTGCGTCCCATCATGGAAGATTTCGCGAACGACTCTGTTCGTCGCATCTCCTGCATGTGCTCAGCTCAATCAGCCAAGACTCTCACCTTCCTTTGCCTGCTCGCCTACACGATTGCGGAAGATCCAGGTCCGATTTTGTGGCTAACGAAGAATGAAACCGAGGCACAGAAGATTGCCAAGTCGCGTATTCTGCCGATCTTTGAAGCATGTGCTCCCGTGGCTGCGAAGCTTCCGCGTACACGTTCTCGAAACAAAACTCTTGAGATCTATTTCCCTGGCGCTCCGTTAATTATCGCATCAGCGGAAAATAAGGCGGCACTTCAATCCACTCCATTCCGCTACCTGTTCCTGGACGAGGCTCGCTCCTACCCTCCTGGCGCGTTGGAAATGGTGCGTAAGCGTACACGCTCCTTTTCTCACAACTTCAAGGAGATTATCATCTCTACTCCAGCAAAGATTAAGGACGCCTTGCACGAGTCCTACCTCGGAGGCAATCAACAAGTCTACCATATCCGTTGCCCGCATTGCGACAAAGAACAAAAGCTAGACTGGAAGGAAGAGGAAACCCCTGGTGGACTCACATGGACGGAAGACGATAGCACAAAAGACACGGACGGTAACATTAACTTTGATCGACTCACCCCAACCATTCGTTGGGAGTGCTGTTCGTGTGATGGCATCATAAAGGATAATATCCGTGATCGTAAGATTCTGGGTAACAGCGGAAGGTGGATTGCAGAGAATGATAATGCCCCTGCTGACACCAAGTCATATCACTGGAATGCACTTCTTCCACACTGGACCTCCTGGAAGGAACAAGTAATCGAACGAATCAAAGCCCATCAGGCCATGAAGTGGGGGAATCCAGAACCTCTTCGCTCCTGGATCAACGAGACGTGCGGAAAGCCGTACTCCGATGAGATGCAGTATGCCAACGAGGATAAGCATATCTATAAACGACAAAAATCCTACGACCCCAAGGCCTCGTGGGACCAAGAGGTGCGTAGGATTATGACAATCGACGTGCAAGCCAAGGGTGGCAGACACTTTTGGTATCTTATTAAAGCTTGGGGTCGTGGCGCTCAGTCGCGAGTTTTGGCTGCTGGACGTGTATGGTCCAAGGAAGAGTGGGAGCAAATAGCAAAAGACTGGAACGTCGATCCAGGGAATATCGCTATCGACTCCGGCTTTGCGGCGTCTGAGGTGTACCGAATGGTTGTGGACTCCGGCTACAAGTACAAAGCTTTTAAAGGCGAGGATAAACAACATTTCACCAAAGATGGCAAGAAGGCGATCTTCACTTGCACAAAAGCCGATCCAGCCATCGGTACGGCATTTGCTGGGCGCGTGAAGCCTTTGGACCTTTGGTTCTATTCAAAGCCGTCCTGCCTCGAAAGACTAACCCTTATGC